TGTTCACGGTGGATTAACTGCTAAAGTTAGTAATCCTAAAGCTAGAAAGTCATTTGCTGCTCGCCACCAGTGCCATTTAAAGAAAGATAAAACTAAAGCTGGGTATTGGGCTTGTAGAATTAATAAATACGGTCACTTATGGGGCGGAAAAACTTATCCGGGATTCTGGTAACTAATATAAAAATTAAACTATGAAACACTTAAAAACATATAAATTATTTGAATCTGAATTTTTTACAATCAGTGATGAGAGAAGAAAAAAACTAATTGATTATATAAATAGTAGTTTAGATGGCGCGGATATGGATTTTTCTTCTTGGATATATCAAAATATAATTCGAGGAAAAGAAGAACATACAGAACTTAATGATTTTATTCAAAAATTATCTCCTAATTGGAAAAAAATACTTGATGAATACTTAGCTAAGTATAAAAGTGGAGTAATGAAAATTGGACAAGATGACCAAAATGAGTGGTTTGGTGTAAATTATAACTCAAGTCTTAAACAAAAAGAAGTAATAGGTGATCAGGAGATAACAAAAAACTTTTATGTAACATTTGAGAAAAGCGAAGACAACCTGAAAAGATGGTTCAATGGACTCGAAACTCTTATAAGTGACTTTTACAAAGCTTGCACAGAAGGTGAATTAAAAAACTCGGCAATTTCTTTCAAATGTGGATATGATGCTAAACATTTTATAGAAGACAATGACCATCTAAAGTTTTATTGGTATAAAGATGATGATAAAAATAAAGTATTAGAAGTATATAATAATTGGTTGAAGAAAACTGGTATACAAACTAAGAAAAGAGCTTATGATTTTGGAATAGACACTGCAAAAGGTAGAGATAAAAATAGCTTTGGTCTAATGGTTGCAACTAAGGTGAATGACCAGTTTCAAAAACTTAAATCACAGTATGGGAAAAAGTTTACATCGGAACAATATGCAGATTATATAATAGATATGTTAAACAAAACAAAGTTTAAAATATGACACTTCCTTTTCAAGAAACTAAATTAAGTGATAATGAATTTATCAGAGTATTCAATCAAAATACTGATTCTGGTGAGTTTATGTGGCACCGTGATAGAGAAGATAGGATAATTGAATCCATTGAACCCACAGACTGGAAAATACAAATAGATAACGAATTACCAAAGGTAATAGAAGGTGAAGTATTTATACCAATGGGCGCTTATCATAGGTTAATAAAAGGAAATGGTGACCTTAAGATAAGACTTCAAAAGTTGAGTAATTGAGTTCGTGATTAAACCTTTCACCGATATACTTGACAAGTTTAATACATTTCTCAAACTCATCTATTTGTTCTAATTCTTTTACCGTCTTTTGTAAATATTTCTTAGTATAGATTCTAAAATCATTTGTGTAAGGTTTATTTGACATACATCTGTCAAAAACTTCTAAGGCAATCATATTAATCTTTTTTGGAACTGTAATTCTCGTTATAAATTCTTATTATCTCATCAAACTCGGTTAAAATACCATTCTTAAACTTACTATTATCATATTGTTGTTTAAGAATATATTCCTTTATATAATCCTCGTAATCTAAGTTGATAGAAATATCTAAATTATCTTCATCTACTCCCTGAGATTCATTCAATTCTTCACCATCAACTAACTCTTTTGTGATATCATCGATATATTCAACCGAAGCAAAATTAGACTTTTCTAAAAGAATCTCTAACTTTCTTCTGAGTTTTCTATTATTAATCAACAAACTATTTGATATAGCAATATCAATATAATCTTTACTATCCTTTAATTTTTCCAACTCTTCAACATCATCTTCATTCACAACTCTTACTTTCTTAAAGACTGGTGAGTAGGTGTTAGGAATAAAATCAATTTCATCAGTGTCTAAGTCTAAAACAGTGATACCTTTTTGGTCACCATAATCATTTCTATCCATTTGATAAAGTGAACCGATAAACATAAAATTATTGTTAATTTGACGAATATGAATGTGACCAGAGAAGACATTTTTATATCCGGAAAAATTCTCAACATCTATCTTATCAGCATTTCTGTGAGCAACAGAGTTTAAGTGCATACGACAACCATTTAAATCTGAGTGACAAAATAAATAATCACCTGGATTCGATGTTATTTCATTAATCATATCTACTCTTTTCTCAACCCACGGCATTAAAACTAATTTCTGACCACCAACATTTAATGAGGTGGTAGACTCATAAATCGTAATATTCTGATTTATATAACCATAAAGTCTAACTGAGTTAACTTCATTAGAACCTTTATTCCAAAGGTCGTGATTACCAACCATAATATGCATTGGTATAATATCTGATAATTCTTTTAGAATTTTCTCAACTTTATTTAACACGATAATAGGTAAACTTGTTCTATTATCGAAAAGGTCTCCTAAGTGTATCAGAATATCACCTTCTTTAGCATTTTCCTTTAAGTAAGGAATAACAAACTCGTAAAATGTAGACTCCATCATATTTAGCCACTTATCTAAATTATTTAGATAAACTCCAAAATGAGTATCTGTAATCATAAAAACTTTCATTATATTGAAATTTTTCTTTTTATATCGATATTTTTAGTTATAGTTTAGAAAAAAATCACTTTTCATAACTAATATATACAATAAACTAGATAGAGACAAATTAGAATAAAATATATAATTTATAATTTGTCAAACAAGTTAAAGAAAAAATAATAAAAATAAGATGCCATTACCACATTTTACCACAGTAACAACCAATAAAACACCAGGTGGACCAGGTACGTTTCCGGATGAAGTAGTATACTTGAACCTTTTTGAGATTACCTTCATCTTACCAACATTGTTGACAGCTCAACTTAGAGATCCATTTTTGTTACTACAAAACGCGACAAAAATTGACTTAAACTTAACTGAGTTTGACGTTGCTGCTAAAACACAAAGATTTAAGTATTCAACAAGAATGTTTATGACTTCACCTACAAAAACAGACGGAACATTATCTATTCCGATTCAGGTGAATGTTAATAACCAGGGTTCTATGGAAACTTGGAATACATTAAAAGCTTGGTACGATTTAGTATTCAACTCTCAAAACGGTGCTCTTCACTACAAAAGTGATATCATCGGTACAATCATCGTTAACCAACACGATAAAAAAGGTATCGTTTTAAGACGTGTTACTTTCCAAAACGTACAAATCACTAAACTTGGTGGTTACTCACTTGACTGGTCTTCTAACAACATCATTGAAAACGTACCAGCTGACTTCGTTTATGATTACTTCATTGATGAGTACATTGACCAAGGAAATGGTATCATTCCTCAACTTGTTTCTGGATATACTTTAGATTAATAATTAAATTATATAACATAAAAAAAACCACCAATTTGGTGGTTTTTTTATTTTCAAATAGTTTATGATTTATTTTAGAAGCTTGGCATACTGAAGTTTCCAACATTAGAAGCATTTCTCATCATTGAACCAGTATCATAGTTTGGCATAGATTTAGATTGTTCACCTTCTTGTTTCTTTCTTTCTTTATCTTCCTCTTCAACAATCTCATTGACCAATTTGATGTTTTCCTCAAACATCCAGAATGGCCACAAGTCCATAGATTCTTCCCTAAGATGAAAGTGCTTTTGAAGTAACAATTTATTCTTTAATATATGCTTCAAAGGCATCGTGAATAACGAAAATACCTGATGCTCCGGTGGGAAATTGCATATCTGTGCGGACCTCCTCACCACACTCACATGTTTTCTTCAATTCTTTGATACCAAATGTCATTTTACTCACAGCTGAATTTAGAAACTGAAAAGAGATGTCATCCATTTCTTCAAATTCTTTTACCTTAGCCTTAATCCCATCATAAGTGATAGAACTTCTACCAGGCATCAAGAAAGGAATAATTTTTAAGAAAGCTAAATTTGGTGTTCGCTTCTCGTTATTTTCTTTAATGATATAATCTGTAAAAGCTTTCTGAAGACCAATGTTTGGTGGAGTCAATTCAAAGAATTTACCATTTACTGTCTTAAAATTATAACACTTAGTAGAAAGGTTAAAGTATCTCTCTAACTTTTCATCGATTTCATGTGTCACAAAGTTCTTTCTTCCTAATTCAACTCCAAGATCTTGACCACAAGTACATTTTGTATTCACAACAAGAGAATTACCTTGTTGGAAAGTAAGTTCTCTGATTAAGAAAATAAGAAATAGTCTATCCTGGTCTTTAATCTCCAAGTATGAACCCATTTTACCATCAGGATATTTAATTCTTACACAAGCCTGCATCATATCATTCATTTTTTCAATGATATCATAGAAGTTATTATCATCAACCATTGAATAAGCCTGAATCTCTCTAACTTGAGCCGGTCTAACCATAAAAAGTGCACCTGTAGGATAAAACTCACCACAAGGAAGTTCTCTTACATCCATATTAAAGAATTGTAGGTCAGTAGTTCTATTAGACTCTACTGCTGGTGTTACAAAAGGAATATCCGAACTTATAGAGGCAGCCTCTGCTTGTTTTTTTCCTGTTTCTAAATCACTAAGGTGTCTTTTTAGGTAATCTTCTTCCGACATCTCTTGTTTCTTATTCTCTGACATAATAATTTTTATTATTTTTTTTATATATTAGATAAAGTATCTCCTCTATTATAAAATAATTTTGATTATAAGTTTAGTTCAAAATAAAAAAACCCTCAAATTTGAGGGTTTTCTTTAATTTTATTAGTTTTATGAGTTGATGAATCCACCAGCACTAATTGCTCCTGTTCTAAGTATTGTAATATTGTTAACAATAATACCCATACCTTTGATTGGTTCAACATATGTGTCAAGTACACCAATTTGATTATCAATAATCTCAGGTGTGTTGTTTTCATCATCCATCTTATTGAAGTAGTTATATAAACCATTTCTACCCACATAAGTTTCACAGATAACGTCTGCTCTTAACTTAATTTCAGCTCTTATGTCTGGTGTGTTAAATTTCCATTGGAAGTCTAACAACATTCTTGATAATTCTCTTTCAAGTTCAATCAACACCTCTCTTACGTGGATGTAAGAAAGAGCAGATCTATAAAGAGTTTGACCTGTATTTTCAGTTTCAATAGCGTATCCTCTATTTCTCTTGAACACTAATGGGTTCATTTGAGCTTGATTTAGATATTCTATATCACTTGGTGTGAACATCATCTCTAAGTCGGTAATACCAGTAATTCTACCATTTGTAACACCCGCTGCGATTGTCCACGGTGTAACGTTACCAACATTCGATACGTGTTTTCTCATATATGTTGTTGCAACATATGATGAAGGAGGAAATTCAACTGGACGACCATTATCATTCACTATAACATAAGGTGTGAAGTAACCAACACAAGTAGAACCTGCTCCGTCACCGAATGAGTAAAGGAATGCTGGACTACTTTCTGGGTCACCACCTTTAGCTACATATTCTAATTGTAACACACCTTCTGTGTTTACAAAGCTTGGTGATGATGAGTTCTTAAATTGTCTTAAAGAAGGCATGTTCAAGAAACCAAATGAATCTAATCTTTCACCACAAATATCAACTAATTGTTGTTTTGATTTCTCAGTCAATCCAAGACCAAATGAGTCAATTAAATATCTATAGTCAATTGCTTCTTTGTTTGTGATTGCCTTAAATAATGGTGTACCTTTAGCAACAAGATTTAATATTGTATTTTGTCTAGTTTCAGTACCATCTGGTAAAGATGATTGTCTAATTCTAAATCCTTTAAGTGAAAGTGCCTTATATGTGTTTGCATATTGGTCAATTCCAACAAATCTTGTAGTTTGTAAATCACCGGCAAAATTAGTAATAGCGATTGGTCCATCACAAGTAATTTCTGTAAGGTCTGTGTTACCAGCATATTGTCTCTTACTTAGAATTCTTGTGTATCTTCTTGGTGCTTCACCAACTTCTAACGCTGTTGCATCGTAGCTAGCTTCTAAGAAGTCACCTACTCTTACTTCAGTGTAACGAGCCGCGTCTATTAAACACTTATTAGCCGTTTGTACATAACCAGCAGGAACTTCAATTTCTATAGTTTGCTTAAAGTTAGTTTTTTCAGACTGAATATAGAATGTGTTGTTTGCTTCTATTTCAACATCAACATCAGCATCTAATGATGAATCTTTAAATTCAACACTTAGAACACCATTTGAGTCTAAGAACATTCTTAAATAATGTTTAGTTAAATAATCATTTACTAAATTAACATCAGTTAAGTATTCATAAGCAACTTCTTCATTTACTTGATAAGCGTAGTAAGTAGAACCAACGAATCCAAGTGCGTTTGCTAAAGCGTTTGCTGATTGTAAAGGATTTACAGCGTTTTGTACGATAGTAAATGCTCCCTTATTTTCAGCAGACGTAGGGAATTGAATCTTCTCTTGAACTTGTAACTCGATTTCATCATCAAAGTTTGCAACAGTTGACTGGAATACGATGTAATCATAACCAGCGTATGAAGATGTTGCTGTAGTTGCTACTTCACCATCGATGAAAGTAACGTTTACAGTATCACCCAAGACAGCATTTTGTGTACCATCAGACATAACATAAAGTCTGTTATCAAAGAAGAAATCTCTACTATTGATGTTACCATCAAAATATCTTGTATAGAATTTAGAGTATTTAGCAACAACTCCAATTCCACCAGGTGATGTAACAGCGACAGTGTCTTTTGTAATAACACCATCTGTTCCTAATAAGAACTCATTATCTTCTGTATATAATACAAAGTATCCTTTTTTGATATCTTGTAATTGTGTAGATGTTAATTTAGTATCAAGTAAGAATGATTTGTTTTGTGTAGTACTTGATACAATGTCACTAATCTCCATATTAGATAAAGAAGCTTTCTGATATGAAGCAGATGGTCCTAAAACCATAGTCATTTTAGCCTTATTAGGACCATCGATTAAAGCTGTTAATCTTCTAAACATCTTAAATCTTCTGTACTGTTCGTAGTTAGAAACTTTAGAAACAGTATTAGTACCAGTAAACTCAAACTTAAGAACACCAGTAGAAGGTTCAGTAATGTAATAATCATCACCAGACATAGTACCAAACGTGTAATCCTTAAATCCTTGTGTTGTTACAGAGACATCATCAACCGAAAGACCACCAAGACTAACGAAAGCTCCTTGATAAACATCAAATGTTAAGTAACCTAAAACGATATCATTTAATCCAACTGATGGATTTGTATCTTTTGTCAAACTATTAACACTCAAAATCTCACCAGTTGAGTCAATAATGAATGCTGACGTATATGATGCAGTAGCGTTATTTACTGGATAATCAGATGCACTTATCAAAAGTGACGTAGTAGCTGTAACAGGAACGTAAGTATCATCAATTACAGCAAATCCATTTCCACCAGGTACGTTATAAGTAACTGTCAATGATTGTGTACTTGTAGTAAGTGAACCTTTTGTAACGTTATAAACAGCACCCTCAGCGAACCAAGCAGTTCTGTTATTACCGTTATAAACAATTCCACTTGTTAATGGAGAACCACCACTTGAATCTGGACCAAAAGCTCCATTAGAAAATGCGTGGTCATCTTGACTTATATAAGAGAATGTTCCAATATATGGATCAACTCCCAACATAGCTGTAACGTTACCCGGTAAGTCAAGAGGTGTATTTACAATCTCGACAGACTCAGCAATTGTTTCTTTATAAGATAAGAAATCAATAGCTGTTTCTTCCTGACCTACTAAAGTATTTCCCAAAAGGTCAACAAGACCAGTATAGAAGTCCTTTTCAACTAAGTCGTTGTTAAATGCACAGAATAAACCAGTTCTGTCAGTATCTCTGTTTACTGTAGTTTCAATAAATATATTTCTACCATTCAAATCTCTAAAATAAGGGATTAATGAAAGACCTTCATAATATGCTAAAAGTGTAACGTTTCTATCGTTAGCGAAATTTCTGATTTGCTCTTTTCTAAGACCTGAAGCGTTAAAGTAAGCACTCCATCTTGGATCCACAGCTAATTGTTGATAGTTTGACCAATCACCACCAACTACCACAACGTCTACTAAATAGTCAGACGCGAAGTCATTCTTATTAACGTAAGGAGGCATCTTTTCAACAGAACCATACCATTCAAGTAATGTTCTGTCAAAGCCAGTAACTGATGATTTAAAGATAAACACAGTAATATTTCTATCAGAAAGGTTTGTTATGTTAAAAGCTCTTTCTGTATAACCAGTGTTATTCTTAGTCAAATTGATGAAAGATTCAGTATCTCTCTTCCAGAAACCAGTTGTATCAAAAAATCTTCTATATGCACCTAATCTTTCGATATCATTCATATATCCAGCAGAAGTAGATAAAGACTGATACTCGATAGTGTCAAGATTGTCGTCGGTTACTAAAAGATTCATCGCGAAAATTGGCGATGTTTCTAACATCTTAGTAATTGTTCTGTGAAAGAAAGAACCTTTTCTTTCTAATCCTCTATCAAGTTGTCCAAATATTGCTTCTAATTCACCAGTAGTTGTAATTCTAATTGGTGTATTAACTGGCCCTTTTTTAGAAACCCCAATTACAAGGTTGGTAATACCTTCTTGTATAGGGCTCGTGATTACGGATTGGTCAAATTCTTCTATGAAGATTCCTGGTCTTTTGTATTTTCCAATTTGAATAGCCATATTATTTTATATTTTTTTTTATTTTAATGTATATATAAAAAACAAAAAACGACATTTTTTCTATTTTTGTTCTTCATCTTTCATTTTTTGATTAAATTCATCAATCTCCTTCTTAACATCCATCATTTTTTGATCCATTTCTTTTTTCTTATCTTGAATGGATTTTCCTATCTCTAAAATCTTCGCAGATTTTTGAGCTAATTTTGTATTTAGGTCGTTGATATTTGATTTGGTTAAAAGTTTAGTCTCTTCTTTGTCTAATAATGACAACTCTTCTTGAAACTCTTGAATTTTGAGTTTGTCTTTTGTTCTTTCATCCTGAAGATGACTAACTTCTCTTTCTAATTTTTTAAGAGTTGAGTACTCAATAAGAAAAGGATTCCTATCCTGTTCAGGACCTGATTCTATTTGTCCAATTATTGACTTTAGTTTTGACTCAACATCTTTATCGGTGAGTTTATCATCTTGATAAACAGCATCAATCTGTGCCTTTTTTTGATTAAATTCAGTAAATTGGTCTTCAAGAGCATTCATTTTCTCTTTTGACATCTTTACATCTGGCTCATCAGTGTCTATAATTTCAAGTTTCTCAATAAACTTCTGATAGTTAAAAACATATTTCATTTTCTTTAAGTAAATTTAACCGTAGTTGGCTTCCCAGCGGCTTCTAAAGCAGATTGGATATCCTCAAAACCACCATGTATTTTGATAGCAGTTTTTAATTTATTGACATCATCATTAATATCTACAGCTTTAGTTGTAACAGTTTCTTTACCCTTTACATCTTCTTTTGTCTCTTTGATAAGCCAAAACATTCTTTTAGTAATAAATTTCATATCTTCAACTTTCTCAGGTTCAGCTCCGGAAGACACACTATTAATCTTAAGTGGTAGTTTATTATTAACTATACACTCTAAGAAGTTATTTTTAGAAATGATTGTACCTCTTACTTTTTTTCTAACTTCTAAATCCATATCACCATCACCTTTCTCAGTTTTGATTGATTCACCATCAAATACCTTTAGCAAATAATTCTTAAATGTTAAAAATGAACTAGAATATGATATGTAATAGAAATCACCAACTACATTCTGAATAAAGAAATAATATGTAACATCTTTATTTTTATCATCAACACCATCAACTTGTAAACATTTTCCGCTAAAGTCTTGCTCTTTAATAAAATCATCACCTTCTCCAGATTCAGCATCTGGACCACCCTTAATACTTTCAGGTTTGACAAATTTATAAATTGACTGTTTTATCAAAGCTGCTTTAGAGTAATTATCTTTCAGATCTAACTCACCAGTTGTTGGATTTTTCCAAGACAAATCAGCTTCTGGTAATCCTTTGAAGTTTTCATCGCTCATATCACCAAAATATCTATCAAGCATCTTTTGTTGAGCTCCTTTCTTAAATGGTTCTTCACCATCTAACATTTCCGACATAAATTTTCTCAAAGCAACACCAGCTCCTCTTTTAAGAACATTACCTACTCTAATTTGAGTATTTTTGCTAAAAATTGGTTGGAATTTTCTTTCACCCATAATCTTTACAACAGCATCGTTCCAAATAGCAAATGTTTTCTTATGTCTATATGGTCCCTCAGTTTGAGCATTTGGATCACCACCACCACTTCTACCAAAAGGAATATACTCATTGTATACAGATCTAGACACCTTACCACCGGTTCTCGCACCAGGAATAGTATTATTTGTGTGTAATCCATAAGCTCTATTGAAAATTCTTACAATGTTCATTATTGGATCTATACCATCTAATACAACAGAATCTTTTGTCTCAGCAATTTTCTTTTCTAAGTTGACTTTAATTTTTTCAACTTCTGATTCTTTCATAACCCAAGCATTTAGGTCCATATTCTTACCCCACCAATCTTGTATATCGTTGGCTAGTTTCTTTGGCATAATCTTTTTAGGATCACCAGACTCAGGAGCAGATCCACCCTCAGGCTTTTCACCAGATTCCGGTGTATTTTCTTTAGTCTCTGGAGTTACTTCGTCGGCTTCAATAATCATTTTAACAAATTTATCATAACCTAACAATAACTTCTCTTGAGTTTTTTCTTCTTTATTTTCTGGCTTACCAAACTGTAACTCAGGGTTAATCACTCCTCTCATAGTAGCGTTGAAATTAACCAACTCTTTCATCATTTTATCCCAAAGAACTAAATTCTCTTGGTTAGAAGCAAACATTTTTTTAATTTCATCATTTGCAGCATTCATTACGTCATTCTTAACACTAATTGAATAAAGTCCAACAATTTTCTGAGCTATATTATCAGGTCTTGTTAAAAAGTTATCAAGTCCTTCTTTAACAACATATTTGTTTCTAAAATTCTCATCTCTTACTAATGTGTATATCTTCTGTATAGGAGATTTTGTCTTGGATTGAGAAATCTTTTCCTCTGGACTTAATTTAAGATAAGCTTCTAATTCCTCAATAGCACTAGGTTCACTCTTAAATAAATTATAAAGTGGTTTAATAGCTTGATTAATATGCAATCCTTTAGTCTTTTTAGTAAAATCCCACTCAATACTATCACCAGTTGATATATTTTTAGGAGCTTCTCCATCTTTATAATCAACCTCTTCGTAAATATAAGACTCTCTTGTAGAAGATGGACCAGAACCTGTTTTAGGTGCTGTGATTTTAGCAAGTTCTGCTTTATTTTTAGCACTAACATCTATTGTTTTTTTCTCGTCTTTCTCAGCTTCAGCTTCTTTTCTAAGTCGAGCTCTTGTTCCCTCACCAGCATTTGTGTTTTTACCAGCTTTCTTTTGTTCTTCAACCCACTTAGCTAATTTTTCTTTATAAATATCATCAACTGATTTACTAATGTTAGAAACGAATTTTCTATCACGAGCATATTTTGCCACAGCATCGTCATCAGAAGTGGCACTCAAGCCTCTTGACTCACCACCATATCCAGGACCAGAATAAACTGGAGATCCTTTGATAGCAGCATAGAAATAAAACTTCTTTTCCTGCATTTCGCCATATATCTTAACTACACTTAAAACACTTTTTAAGTTTTCTATACAAAGATTAAATAATTTATTCTCTGTTTTTTCTTGAAAAGTTTCTTTCTTCTTATAATCATCAAGATTAATACCCTCTAAAAACTCTAAGAACTCATTTAATTGTCTTAAAAGTTCGTTCTTTTTTTCGATTGGTTCTACTTCTTCTACCTTTTTTATAGTTTCTTTTGTTAAATCTATCAAACTAGCTAAATTTACAGGATCAATTCTACCTTTAAATTTCTTAAGGTCATGTAGGTGAGCAACATTCATCTCTAATCTATTTAAGAAAGCATAAATAGTAACAGTACCTAACATTTTTTTGTCTTCTATATCAAGCTCAGCTAACTGTGATGACATTAAAATGTCATCAAACTCAGCTCTTAATTTTGAAATAAGTGGTTTAATTAAAACCATATTAGCCCCAATTTGAGCCTTTCTAATAATTGCATTTACTAATCTACCTACTAATGAATCACCCCAAGTAATTTCATTACCCATTGCGCCAGATCCGGACATTGTTTCCTGTATTAGTTTATCTAATTGATAGTCTAACTTTTTATCCAATTCAACTATTCTATTCTCATTTATTTGTTTAAGATAGTTGTTTCTCGAATTGATATACTTCATGAAATATGAATATTTTTTGTTATATATTAAATCTATTTACCCGATTTTATAGAAATTTTTTTTTATTTAATATTTTATAATTAAAATAAAGATTCCATCAGTTTATAAAAATTATAAAATTTTTTGTACTCTAAAAAACCGCAAAATTTCATCGGTCGTTAAAATTGTTGAATTTTCTAGTCAATATATACACTAATTAAACATAATTTAGATTTATGGATTTTTTAGAACTAAGGTACGAAGGTAAAACCTACACTACCAAAAATCACATCTTGGAAGTACTATCAAAGGAAAAACTTTATTGGTTGATAGACTCTGAAGTAAATAAAGCAATCATCGAAATACAAAATAATACTGTAATTTGGCATGAGGGTATCTATATGTCAGGAAACTGGCATTATGGTATATTCAAAAATGGAGGATTTTACGGCACTTGGGAGAATGGTATATGGGAAGACGGATACTTTAACGGCGAATGGGTAAGTGGTATAAAAGCTTAACTAAAAAATAATCTAAACTACTATGAGAAGAAAAAAAGAAATAACAAAATCTGAAGTTTCAGATTTGTTATACACTAATCAAAAAATCTCTATCTACAGAACAAAAGAACAATGGTTCTTTGAGATTGGTAGAGAAATAACAACAGATTTAGGAGAAGCGGTGGCAATTTTGATGAAGAATAAAGAAGTAAATGAAGAAATCTGGAATATTGAAATAAAAGAATGTGATTCGGAACTAATATCACCAGCTAGAAGTTTATTCTACTTAACTGGAGGTTACAACGAATGGGCGACTTTAGAAAATTATTCCAAACCTTGGAATGAATGTTGTTTAGAATTTCAAGAAGAATTTGGTTTTATGATAACTAAAATCATTAAAAGGTCAAAAAAATTATCAGATGTAAAAAATGGTTTCACAAAATACCTAAATTTACCGGTATTATATGATTACGCACTTAGTAAAAATTTATTAAAATAAACTAAAAAGATATTAAAGCAAGAACCCATCGAAAGATGGGTTTTTTCTTTTTTATATATACTCATATGGAAGAATTTAGGTCAGTTTGTTCTAATCCCTGGTGTAAAGCACAATTCTCTTACACTGAAAGAGATTATATAAAAGTAGATGGTGAACTTAGAGAACCAAAAACTTGCAGAAAGTGTAAAAGTTTTGATACGGAACTAAGCGGTGGTGTAGAATGGACAGATAAAACATATGAAGGACCAAGAGTTGATAATCAACCACATGAGATTAGATATAAAGTAACAAACTTCAAATTATGAGAGCACAATTTTTTGACTTATCAGTATTGATTGAATTAGAAAGTAAGGTTTGGTTGGTTTCAAGAACTAAACCGTCAATTCCAATTGTTAAGATTTCAGCATCAGAATTTAATCTTATCAAAAAAGGAGTTTATGTGAAGTTTGGCCAAAGAATGAAAATAGGTGGTTCAGATTATTGGTTAAGTAAAGATTTATCAGAAGAAATTAAAATAAAATGTGTAAAATCAAACACAAACATATCAGAACTTGTTTTTTCAATGCAAGAATATATGAATCCAAGTATTATAGAGAAATTAAACTATACAATACACAAAGATAATCTTTATAATATTAAGAACGTAGATGATGATATCTATATAATTTGTTCTAAAAATACTAAAAAGAACTACGATTATTTAATAAAAAAATTAGAAGAGTTCTTAGAGTCAATTGGACTTAAAGTAAAAAACTACTATTATATTTCAGAAACATACTTCAATAGAAACGAAGATGATATTTGTCACAAAAAGGTTAGATTACTACTTCAACATCTTATAGGATTAAAAACCGAAGGTGATAAATTCATAGACGAGGAAATTACAAAATATGATATAATTTCTTACTATGATGAATCTAAAGAAGTTATAGAAATGTGTAAAAATATTAATGATACTCTACTATTTTTACAGAAAAACTCAGAAGAATCAATTTCAGAAAAAGTTAAGGATCTACTTAAATCTGATTACACAGAACTTATAGTCAATGAAGTAACTTTCAATAGAGTAAATAAGTTTATTACTACACCAGTAAAAATAACAACTCAAAATATAATTAAAAACTTTGAGTCCTTTAAGTTCAGAGGTTAAGACTTACCAGAATCTTTATCTTTACTTAACATAGCTGTTTTAATCAAATCGTTAAGTTTTCTATTGTCCATGATATCACCCGTCGGTCCACTCTGATTATCAGAAGCCTCATCAGCTAGAGATTTATTTAATTCTGGATTTTCAATTTCATTGAAACCTAAATCTTTTCTTAAATTCTTATAAAATTTCTCAAGATCTGTTCTTTGAGTAGATAAAAACTTAGCATTCTCACGTATTTGACCAATAGTTTGATTGACTACTTCATGCATTCTAGCTGAATTATCACCATTATCAACTTGTCTTAATTGAGATAAGAAGTTTTTTCGTGTCATCTTAGTTAAAAAGATAGTCTCGGAATAAACCATAGCATCTTCTTTCATTTTATTTTTGATATAAGGATGTTCCTTTAATTGAGGTATATCACTTAAATACAAATCAACTAATGATTCCAAAACTTCCATTGATTGTTGACTAGCAACAGTTAAATCGGAATCATAATCATAAATTTCAATTTCTCCTAAATCAGGCAGATCTTCTGGTCGAGCTAAGTGTTTTGATAAGTCAAAATCACCTCCCTCTGATTGAATTTGATCAAACTCATCTTGAAGTCTATTTCTTTCATTTTCTGTTTTTGACATAAGAAAGTGGTTTTTTACAATATATATTAAAAATTCACCTTCTTTGTATGGCGATTGTAACAACAGAAAGACAAATGGTCTTCACAACTAAATTAGTCGATGAAGCAACAGATAAGATAAATGATGGTATTGTAGTCAAAAGATATCAAAATCCTTGGTTAAAATCAGAAGTTGGTCTTAGAAGGGCTGGTGCATCATTTAGAATGACACCTGATGAACAACAAGAATATGTTAGATGTGCATTAGATGTACATTATTTTGTAGAAAAATATTGTAAAGTAAAAAGAGAAGATGGATCAGTAGGTTCAATTAAACTAAGAGACTATCAAAAAGAAATATTAGATAACTTTGTAAACAACAGATTTAACATATTGATGGCATCTCGACAAGTTGGTAAAACAATTTCCTCCGCTATTTTCATGTTACACAAAATTCTATTTGATAATGACAAGAACATAATGATTGTTGCTAACAAAGGTGATACTGCTGTAGAAATTGTCGATAAGATTAAATCAATCTATACATTACTACCATTCTTTCTAAAACCCGGTATTAAAACTTGGAATCAAAAGTCTCTAACATTTGAGAACGGATGTAGAATCAAGACATCAGCTAGAACAAAAACACCAGCTATTGGTTTTACCATTGACGTTCTTTATTTAGATGAGTTTGCTCACATTCCATCCAACATTATAGAACCATACTACACAGCAGCCTTTCCAACAACCGCTGCCGTACAAAACTCAAAGATTATTATTACATCAACTCCAAATGGAATGAACTTATTCCACAGATTATTAACAGATGCTGAGCGACCAGTTGGTGATCCACAGAAAAATAACTATAAACCAATGAGAGTTTATTGGTATCAAGTACCTGGTAGATTTGTAACTTATGTTAGATTGAATAATCATAAATTATATGAAAATGGCTTAGAAAAAGAAGATGTGTTAAACAATATAAAAGAAAGATGGGGTAGTTTAACCAAAATTGATATGGGATATAATATGGATTTACAAAAAGATGTTATATCAATATACAATAATGATGTTTGTTCAGATGAAGAAGTAAAAACTTTACAACTATTAAACTCAAAAGAGTTAGAAATATCAATTAGGGAAATAGCCGAAGTAACTACATGGAAAGAAGAAGCAATAAAAGATATTGGTGGTGAAGATGCGTTTAATCAGGAATATGGTCTAAGATTTATAAACTCCAGTAAATCACTTCTAAACGAAGGTATAATAGAAGATTTATTAAAGAATAAAAAGAACTATGAATTTGAGGAAATATTTGAGTTTAATAAGTTCATAAAATTTAGTTATGAAGGACTAAAATGGGTAGAGGATGATGATTTGTTTGTGCCTGTCAGGAGAAAGGATTATAAAATTATTTTATCTGTCGATATATCAGAAGGATTAGGTCAAGATTACTCTGTTATAAATATGTTTAGAATAACAAATAAACCAAAAGATTTAGTAGAAATTCAGAAACTATCTTATAAATCAATTGTGGACTTCTTTAGACTTGAACAGATAGGTCTTTTTAGAAGTAATATTATATCTGTCAAACAATTAGCCGAACTTCTTTATGTACTAGTATTCGAGTATCTTAATCCAGAAAATGTTAAAATAGTTTTAGAGTTAAATAACTACGGAAATGCTTTACTCGCCGAGATGCCACACGTTTTTGATGGAAATAATAACTATGGATCTAGTGTATTTATTAGATACAAACACAGAGCAGACTCAACCGAAGAAAAGATTGGTCTAAAAGTAGGTGAAAATAAAAATATGTTGGTAAAAGATTATCAAGACCTAATGTTATCTAAAGGATTCTCTATTAACAACGAAGAAACAATAAGAGAAATCACAACATTTGTAAAACACACCACATCAGCCGGTAACATAAAATACGCAGCTGACGTAGGACATGACGACTGTGTTATGACAATAGTTAACACAACATCTATATTTCCTAAATCCGAATTCAAAGAAATGGTAGATGAATATATGTCTAAATCAATAGATAAAGAAATGGTTACTTACATAAACCAATGCCTATCAAATATTGATTACGTAGAAGGTGTAGACTATAGTCAAGTTTTAAGAGTTAGAAGACAAGTACAGAATCGATATAAGTCTGGTAGTAACTATAATGGTAGTATGGACTGGTTTGGTCGTAAACCTTAACCATTAACTTCAAGAGTAGCAATAAGTCCTGAATGTTGAAGTTTTTCTTTCATCGTAGAGATAGTCTCATAATCACCATACTTAACATCGCACTTACCATTAAAATGCACGATGTGTGCGCATTGTGATGCTTGTTCAAGTTCATGACCACAGACCTTCATTAAACAATTGATAACATGATCGAAAGTGTTATAATCATCATTATGTAATATAAGTCTAAATGGTTTAGACAAAATCTCATCTACTTTTGATTGAGTTTTTTTCTTAGTAATTGTTGCCATATTTTTTATATCTATTAATTATTAAAAGTTTTTGTTGTTTTGTTTACTACATCCACAATAGTAACTACACAAGGTTGTGTTGTTGCCCATTCTTCAAATTTAGGAAGGTGTTCTTGTCTATCATCATACATAATAAACTCTTGTGGATTAACCTTTTTTATTAAATTCTCAAATAATCTTGTTTTGAATGCGTATGTATCACCTCCGAAATTAAGATAAACTTCGTCAAAAGAAAGATTATGATGATTAAGAACCAACTCTACTTCTTTTCTAAGAGCTTCAATTCTACCAGTGGCTAAAATAAGATAAGCTGAATCATCGATTACTGCTTCTAAATATCTTTGATAAACCCAATTATTCACAGGGATATCAAAAACTTCTAAATCTAAACTCTCTGGTTTAGACCACCAACCGTTATACGGCCATTCTGTTCCGGTTTTCTCAAACCATATTTGTTTTCCATCCTCTGGGAGTGGTGTGTGACATAAAGTGTCATCAAAGTCAAAAGAGATTAATTTATTATATTCCATAAGTACAAATATATATCAAAATTTTAAAATATAAAAGTTGGTAAATAATATTTTTATATATATCAAAAAATAAAAATATTATGAAATTTGATATAAAAACCATAATTATACTAGTTTTATTAGGAGTTTCTTTACTATTTGGATACAAATGGTTCTTTAGTAGTGATCCATCTTTAAAACAAAGGTTGAAAGAAATAGAGGCTGAATATAATGCCTTAGAAGAAAAGAAAAAAGAATCTGACAAAAAGATTAAAGGTTTAGAGATTGAGTTTGTAGATTTACAGAAAAAGGATAAAGCTCTTCAAGAAAAAGTGTTGAAACTAGAATCAGAAATTAAAATAGCTGAGCAAAACGCCACAAATTCTAAAAACAATTTAGATAAAATGAAAAAAGATTTAGAACAGACAAAACAAAAAATAGAAGAGTTTAAAAAGAATCCACCAAACAGAACTGGGGATGATTTGTTAAATTCAATAAAAAATAAAACTCAGAAATGAAAAAATTAATTAGTTTATTAGTATTCTTAGTATTTACACTAACACTATCCGCACAATCAATTGAATATCCAAGATATGAAGTAGATTCACTTGGTCAAAAAGTAATTGTATTAACCATTGAACAAGCTCAGAAATTAGACAATAATTCAGACCTACTATTACTTTTAGAAAAATATGCTCAGCAAATATCAGAATATGACTCAATATGTATTAAAACTGTAAATGACAAACAAAAAGTAATTGATTTACAAAAAGTTGAGATAAAAACTCTTAAAGAGAATCTTGCAATAAAAGACAAAGAAATTGAAAATCTACAAAAGAGAGTAAACGAATATATTATAAAAGAAGCTTTTTGGGTAGAGCAAATGAAATTAAAAGATGAGACAATTGAAATAAAAGATAAGCAAATCAGAGGACTAAAAGGTAAAATGATTTGGGGTGGTGTCGGTGGAGGCGTCGCTATTATAGGTCTAATTTTAGGATTGGTACTTGTCAATTAAATTGATAAAAAATGAGTTTTAATACTTAATATATAATTAATAAAAAATATCTAAATTAAAATGAAGCATATTAGAACATTTGAAAATTATCGTCTAAAGAAAAACAGAGAAGATATAATTAGAGAGTCTGTTTTACAGGTGAACGATATATACAAAGTTAAAACAATGATTGATATTCCTCAGTCGTTGATTAATGCGTACGTTAAAAAAGTTAAAGACGATACTGGTAAAAATTTACGTCAGTTTTTTGGTGATGTTGATATCGCTGAAGAAATCATTAAATATATTAACATGAACAATCTGGATGTTGATAAAATTCCAGGAAACGCTATAATGGGTGGTCCACAAGGTCAAGCACAAACTCAACCAGAAGGTCAAGCACAAACCCAACCACAAGTTCAAGTTGAAGCTCAACCACAAGGACAAGCACAAGAAGGTCAAGAAGGTCAAGAACAAGCTCAATCACAAGGACAAGCTCAACCACAAGGACAAGCTCAACCACAAGGACAAGCTCAACCACAAGGACAAGCTCAAGAAGGCCAATTTGAAGAACCTCAAGGTCAGGGACAAGCTCAAGATCAGGGACAAGGTCAGGGACAAGCTCAAGGTCAGGGACAAGCTCAAGATCAGGGACAAGGTCAGGGACAAGCTCAAGGTCAGGGACAAGCTCAAGGTCAGGGACAAGCTCAAGGTCAGGGACAAGCTCAAGGCCAAGAAGAAGAGGAAGAAGGCGAAGAAGAACTTCCAGCTTAATCAAATTAGATATTTTATGAACCCATCAGAAATGATGGGTTTTTTTATTAATATATAGTATATGAGATTTATAAGAACCTTTGAGAGTTACAATGAAGATACTTTAATAGTAGTTGATGTTCAGAAATCCTTTAAGAAGTTTTTCTCAGAGATGTATCTCAATGAATTAAAGAAACATTGTAAAAACTTTAATAGTGTATATCAAGTCTGGGATAATCATGTCGATGGTAAGATAGTTGACAAAGACTATTTATATGAAGAGGATCCAGAAATTCCTATACACAAAGATCTTTATCATTTTCCAAACCAAAAAGAATTGATAGAAAAACGATACAATTACGACGTTGACGCCGATTTCTACAAGAAAGTTCTTGACAAAAACGTATATGAAGAAATTAGTAAAAAAGAAGAAGATAAAACTTTAAAAAAAGGAGATATTTTTTCAACAAAAGAGGGTACAATTATTACATTTATTAATAATAAGCACGCTTGGTTTCACTGTCCAAAAAAACTCTATGAAATTCTCACATCATTAAAAGGTAGAGAAGTTGAAATAGTTGGTGGTGCTGATTCAGAATGTTTAGAAGACATAGTAACTACCGCTGAAAGTTTAGGTGTAAAGATTAAGAGAAACTACAAATATATTTATACAGCGACAAGTTGTCCTATCTAATTAAGTTACAGTAGCATAAACTTGGTAACCAGCTATTGTAAAGTATATAATCATATACTCAAGATGTCTATCTGGATGGTCAAAGAATTCTACTTCAACATTGAATTCTATACCTTCAATTTCAGGTATGTAATCTGCTATTTGTGCTCTGATTTCGGCCTCTACGGCTCTATTAGATATCTTTGTTTCATGTAGAAGTTTAACTAAATCAGCACCGAAGTTAGGGTCACCAAAAACCTCACCTTTATTAGTAAAGACTATCATTTCATATTTTTGTATGATAACTCGAACTATATCATCCTCGATGACTTCGGGATCACGAAACCTTGGGTGACCTGGATATCCAATATAAAAATCTATGAAATTAAAATTAGCCATTTGTAGTATATATAAAATTATATACCGTCTAAGTTAATTTAATACGTCTCTAAATTTACCGATTATAGTCATACCAAGTACAATTGGATCTGACACCTCTGATAATTTAATACCATAATCAGAAATAATATAATTACAATTAAATAATTTCTCAACATTAGGTTTATTCTGAGACATATACCATTCGATAAATGGTTTACCTAATAGTTGTATCATAACATCAATTTTATCTGGTCCGAATCCAGACATCAAAAAATGATAAGTTTGCTCATAAGATACATCAGATGAGGTAACAAACTCATATAGCTTTGATTTTGTTTGTGTAGAGACATTAACAGTCTCTGATTGATTACCTCCAGAAGATATATAATTTTGTACCTCAACAATAATACTTCTAAAGTCTGGAAACTTTTTTGTAATAATTGAAATTAAATCTTCTTTAGGAATAGTAGTGTTCTCTTGGGGAAGAATAACATTAGTAATTCTTTTGTATATCTCCTGTTTGAGATATTTTTCTTCTTCAACATTTTGACAATCAAAATTAATCTGTGGTATTCTCGACTTTATACCTTCGGATATTTTATTGATATGGTTAGTAGTTATTATGAATCTTACATTTTTATTGTATTTTTCAATAAATGCCTTGAAAGCATCCTGAAACTGAGATGAAACTCTCTCAAACTCATCAAGAAAAATATATTTTATATCAGAATCGGTTGACATCATAGGTGTAAACTTACAAAAGTCCTCAATTTCATTTCTTAAAACATCAATTGAAGTAAAAAGAGAACTGTTAAGCTCTAAAAAAGGTTTATCTTTTGTGTACTTACCAATAAGTATTCTTGCTAATGATGTTTTACCCGTACCATAGTGACCGTAAAATATAAAATTTTGGTTCACACCATCTTTAAAATGATTTTGTATTCTCGGAAGTAAAATTAGGTCGTCTAAATTTTTAGGACGCCACTTTTCCCATAAAAGTAAATTGTTAACTGACATATCATGTTTATGATTTTTATTCTGTTTTGTTTTACACAACGAGAAACAAAAGTTTTTATATATAATTTACAAATAAAAGTAATTATGATAGGTGAACATTTTAATTTTGAGGACGTTTTCTTTAGAGATCTTACAGTATGTGTACTTGATACACTCGAAGGTCAAATAAAATGGGTAAACCGATTTTCCAAAGGCGACTACTACGTCCAAGTTCCAATTTACTACTCTCTAACCGGTGATGAAAGATTCTTATTAGATACTTTCCAAGATGATATAGTATCCGAAAATAGATTTGTTGAACTCAATACAGATCTTATACCAAGAGGTCACTTAACAATGACCGGATTTAACATTAGAGGTGACGAATTTGCGAATCCAAATGTTTGGCTAAAAATGGTTGTTGAAAATGAATTAGAAATAAGAAAAGTTTTAGCAAAGGTAAGAGCCATTCCAATTACTGTAAATTATGAATTGACTATAAAGTTATCTTCAGAAATTGACACATTCAAATGTAGTCAAGCAATTATGGACACACTATGGCTTTATAAATTTATGTACTTTGAGTACAACTTTATGAATATTGATGCTGTAATTCTAATGCCAGATAATAATCAGATTCAAATGAGTAGAGAAAAAAATCTAACATCTGATAACAACATTGAGCTAAAGGCTACTTTTGAGGTACAAACTTATTATCCAGCTTTCAGAAAAGATAGAGTAAATCCTGATGGTTATCCAGTTACATATGGCGAACCACCAACAGACCCTAATACTTATCCGGATAGTGGTACCTATACAAATCTTGTACAACCTCCAAGAACTAATCCTAGAGGTCCACTACCACCATACTTTACCTATCCAGGAAGACCATGGGATCCTAGTGATTTTCCAACTGAATGGGGATGGCCATTCCCACCAGACACTTCTTCTATTCCAATTGGAGCAACTTCAATTAGCGGAACATCAAGTTTTGGTGGATTTCCGGGGTCATCAAATCCAACGGATGACAATCCAGGTCCTAATGGAGGTGGTCCAACTCCAAACCAAGACTACTTTATCTATGCTCCGAAAAGAACAAGATGGTTTAGTAACATACTTAAGGCAAGACAACAATCTAGAACTGGACCGGCTAATCCATATAGTGCTAGCTCAGGAAATGATGGTGGAAGTAACCCACCGATTGACCCCAATGCGTAAAAATAAAAAATGGTAAAAAATCACTTTTTATACATAATATATAGAGTAAAATAAAAAATAATATTTTAAAATATGAAGAATCTTAAACTCGAATTGTTTAACTTCAAGAAGGATCTTACACTTGACCAAGAAGAGATTGCTGTAATCATAGAAGGACACATGAATGCTTGTAATGAGCACTCAGAAAAAACAATTATCAATTCTCTTAACGAGAGACTGAAGGTATTTACTTACGACAAAAAAGTCAAATCATTATTAGAAGGTCTAAATGATGATATGAAAAGTTATGAATTGTTATACGAACTTAAGAGTTTATATAATGTTCTTAATTCACAAAACCAAGGTGAACTTTATAGACAACCAATCAATGTATTGTTACAAACAATTAGTTTAGATTCTGAACAAGATAGAATGTCAAAAATTCTTAACGAATTGGCAGTTTATGACTGGGTTCCAGAAATTAAATTATTTGTTCACAACTTGACTTCATCTCCAGAAAAAAGAAGCAACTTATTATCTGGTGGTAAAGGAGAGTCTATTTTTACAATTGTTGAACAAGTGGAAGATGGTCATATTGCACTTATCAAAGATTCTTGGTTTATTTTAACAGAAAATAATATTGAAAAAACTCTTCTTGAGAATCATGTTAAAGATGAAGAAGATTTAAGATCTATGAGAACTTTAGAAACGGCTATGAAATATGCTACTATCACAGAAGATAGAATCAATTTTAGAATTTCTGAGTATTTAACATTAGGTCTTTCAGTTGCTAAGAAAGATGGTCTTTACATCAATGATGATGAGATGAACGAAGAAACAACACTTGAATCTTTATTCTCATCACCAATTATCCCTATCGTAAATAAAAACTTCTATCCTGTCCTACAAGAAGTTTCTAAAAATATGGATAAATTTGTTGAGTTAGATGTTGTTAAAAAAGTTGGTAACTTAGTAAATCCTTATTTAGAGTGTTTTGCTTTCAATTACAAAAACAGCACTTACCTTTACAGATGTGATGAAAGATATGGTAACTCATTCTTCAAATACGAATCAGCTATTGAATTAGTAAATGAAGTTAGAAATGAACTTAACTACGACTTAACTTATTTCTATGAAAATAAATTAGGAAAAGAAATTATAGTTAAAAGAAAACTTGAGGACAAAGAAAGAGAAATTAGCTTAAAACTTGAAGACGTTCAATTTAATATTGAAAAAGTTAAAGGTTCTATCCAAATGATTGGTGAATCAGTAGTTTTAACAACAGCTCTTAAAAACTTAGAAAAAAGAAGAAATCACTTAGATGCTGAATTAAACGGTGTTAAAGAACTTCAATACAAAGAAAGAATCAAACTTTAATTAAATTAATAAGATTAAAATCCTCAAAGAAATTTGAGGATTTTTTATTTTAAAAAACTTTTAGTTAATAAAAATATATAACATGAAATCAATAGCTAAAAAGGATAAATCCTTAGAAAAAATAAGCTAAAATGAATGTACTTAAATAACAAAGATCTCTACGTAGAAATTATCGTATCAAAAGCCCAAGGAAAACTAACAAGAAACGCCGAGAAAATGCTAGAACTTCTAGCAAAGAAAACAATCAAAAAAATGAGATACTGGTCTAATGATGATAAGTTAGACTGTTATCAATCAGGACTTTTAGATATGTTCCAAAACTGGTACAATTTTAACGAAGATAAATCAGTCAACGCATTTGCTTACTTCACAGAGGTCTTTAAGAGAGGCATTGCAAAAGGATATAACGAACTTTATAAGAAAAAAGGTGATAACGAACATCTTATTAAATTAATATCAATAGAAGGGTCAAATGACGGAATGGGACTACACTCACTCTAATATCAATCTTAAAAAATTAAAACATCTTTAAACTAAAAAACCCACTCATTTGAGTGGGTTTCTTTTTTACAATTATATTAAGCCTCAGTTTCGACTTCACTATAAATAGTTTGTAACATTCTATCAGAAACTAAATAAGGGTCACAGTTAGACGCTGGTCTTCTATCCTCAAAATATCCACAACCATCTACTTGAGCCTGAGCAGGAATTCTAATCGAAGTATCTCTTGTAGAAAAACCATAACTAAACTCATGAATACCTGATGTCTCGTGAGCTCCAGTCAATCTTTGTTCGTTATGTAAACCATAAACATCAATATGTTCCATGTGATTTGACTCTAATTTAGACATTGACTCCATAATAATATCAATACCACCTTCTTTTCTCATTTCACTTGAAGAGAAATTAACGTGACAACCTGTGCCATTCCAATCACCCTTAAGTGGTTTTGGATGTAAAGAAACATTAACACTGTGTTTCTCAGCAACTCTTTGTAAGATATAACGAGACATCCACAATTGGTCTGAACCATTTAGTGAAGTCACTGGTCCAATTTGATATTCCCATTGTCCAAGAAGAACTTCAGCATTAACTCCAGAAATATCTAAACCAATTTCCATACACATATTCATGTGTTCTTCAACGATTTCTCGACCAATTACAGTATCAGCACCAATACCACAATAATAATCACCTTGTGGTCTTGGATTATTAGATGAATCTAAACTAAATCCAAGTGGTAATCCAATACCCTCACCAAATGGCATATTAGGCTTATGAGTAAGTGTATATTCTTGTTCCCAACCAAACCACGGAGCCTCACTTTTAGTAAGAGAATCTAAAGAAAGTTCTTTAACAGTCTCAGCGAGTTTTCTTCGGTGATTAGTTATATGTGGCGTACCATCAGGATTTAAAACTTCACAAAGAACAAGCTTATGTGCAGAACCTCTAAAAGGATCATTTACAACAAAAACTGGTTTCAATAGACAATCTGTATTTTCTCCTTTACCAGATTTAGCTTGTAATGTAGAACTACCATCAAAAGACCACATCGAATAGTGTTCAGGATTGTTATCTAATCCAATAGATTCATTAACAATTTTAGTTTTACTTCTGAGTTGTTGGGGTTCAGACCCATCTAACCAAATATACTCTTGTTTAATTTTCATATAGTGTTTTTTTTATTCTATACAATAAACTAAACTTTGTTTAAATTCATGATAAAATAATCAAATTACATGTATGAATAAAGTCTTTTTACAAATTTGGGAAGAATCTTCCAAAAATGAAATTCAACCAGATGGAGCTTCACTCCATCTAA